GAAACGCGCAAACTCGCGCAGGTTTTGATGAGAAAAGACCATTTTGTTGGGGAAAACGCGTAAATCTGAGAGGGGAGCGAAAATGGGCGCACGAGGACCGAAACCGAAGGCGACGGTGGTTCAGTTGGCGAAGGGGGACCCCGGCAAGCGCGCGGCGGCGCGGGAGGGCGTTGAACCGATGCCCGAGACGGCAATCGGGGAGCCGCCTGAGTTTCTGGGAGAGGCGGGAGCGGCCATGTGGCGGGCGCAAGTGGGCGCGTGCGCCGTCGCGTCGGCCGGCGTAGGCCATGCGTGGCTCACAGCGGTGGATCGGGCCGTCCTGGCCGCCTACTGTCTGAACTGGGGCCTGTTGTGCGAGGTTGCGGTGGACGCCCAGGGCGCCCCTGTCGAGTTGGCGCAGACTGAGGCGGGGTTGGTTCGGCGCGTTTCCGCATCGGTCAAAGTCGCGCAGTTGGCCATACAGGGCCTAAAGTCGTCCATCGCCGAGTTAGGCTTCTCGCCGTCGGCGCGTGCGCGGTTGACGCTGGGGCCGAAGGGCGACGCTGCTGAGGCGGAATTTGAGGCGTTCTTGAATGGTGGAAAAGGAGCATGAGATGGAGAAAAATTGTAGGTGCTGTGCTGCGTACAAAGAGATAACTTCTGACGTAGACCTGGAGGATAGCGCAGGAGAGTGCCGCAGACATGTGCCACCGTGCTGTGACATAGGGCCAGCGGATAGTGACTGGCAGACACAGTGGGGTTGGCGGGTGACCGCCGGAGAACACTGGTGCATGGAGTGGGTTGCCAAGGAGTAGGATGGCAAGACGTATTTCCAAGCCCGAGAACCCCACCGCCCTGCTGTGCCGCTGGCGGAAATTGGGCATTCGGCGGCAGGCGCGAGATCTGAAGCAGGCGCCGAAGCGCGGGTGGCGGTTTGACCAGAGCCGAGTGGACCGCGTGCGAGCATTTTTCTCCCGCTACCTGAAACACTGCGAGGGGGAGTTTGCCGGGAAGCCGTTCATCCCGGAAGGCTGGCAACTCGCCGAGATCGTGGCGCCGATTTTTGGTTGGGTGGACGCCAAGGGAAAGCGCCGCTTTCGCACGGCCTACGTGGAGATTCCTCGAAAAAACGGGAAGACCTTTTTGGGCGCGGCCATCGGACTGTACCTCATGCTGGCCGACGGAGAAATGGGCGCCCAGGTCTACAGCGCGGCCACAAAACGCGACCAAGCCAAGATCGTTTTCACGGCGGCGAGCCATATGGTTTGCCAATCGCCGGTGCTCAAAAAGTTTGCCCATACGTTCAAGACCAGTATTTTCTGTGACGCCACCATGAGCACGTTTCTACCGTTGGCGGCGGACTACAACACACTGGACGGGCTGAACCCGCACGCCATGATTGTGGACGAGGTACACGCCCACAAGACTCGCGGCCTATGGGACGTGCTCAAGAGTGCTCAGGGCGCCCGGTCACAGGCGCTCCTACTGGCAATCACGACGGCCGGGAGCAACCGGGACGGGATCTGTTGGGAACTGCGGCAGTACGCCGAGGCAGTGCTCAAGGGGGAGATCCAGGACGATTCGTTCTTTGCGTTCATCGCATCGGCGGACGAAAAGGACGATCCCTTCGACGAGCGGACCTGGGCGAAGGCAAACCCGAACCTGGGAGTGAGTGTGTCGATCGGGTTTCTGCGGTCGGAGGCACTGGCCGCGGCAAAGCAGCCATCGGCGCTCCCGTCGTTCCGCCGCTACTACCTCAACCAGTGGGTGCAGGCGGTAACGACGTGGCTCAACATGGGCCACTGGCGGCGGTGCAACGCCCCGGTGGACTTGGCGGCCATGCGCGCGGGCGGATGTGTGGCGGCGCTCGATCTGTCCACGCGGATAGACCTGACGGCGTTCGTTCTGGCGTGTCGCATGGGCGACGAGGTTTGTCTGCATTCGCGGTTCTGGTTGCCCGAGGAGGACATCGAGGGGCGGGAGCGGCGAGACGCCGTGCCGTACCGCGCGTGGGCGCGGGACGGGTTTCTGCGCCTGACGCCGGGGCCGGTGATTGACTATGACATCGTGGAGGCCGACATCGTTGACCTTGTGGGCGAGTTTGGCGTCCGTGAGGTGGCCTACGACCCGTGGAACGCCACGCAGATTAGCCAGAGGCTTCAGGAGGTGCACGGGATTCGCATGGTGGAACATCGCCAGGGCTACCGGTCCATGAGTCCGGCGGCCAAGGAATTCGAGGGGCTGGTCCAATCGCGGAAACTGCGCCACGGAAACAACCCAGTCCTGACCTGGCAGGCGGGAAACGCGGCGATTCAGAGCGACCCGGCGGGAAACATCAAGCCGGTGAAGCCGGGTGGGAAATCGGCGAAGCGAATAGACGGCATCGTGGCGGCCGTCATGGCTACGGGCGTTGTGCTGTTTGGAGAGTCGAGTCAAACGTCGGTCTATGCCGACAACGATCTGGCGGTTTTGTGAGGGGTGCCTTGACAGAAAACAGCCAAGACGTGATCTTTCTGCTTGACAATCCTACCGATCCTCCCATAGGTAGGCCTCAGGATGAGGTGGCTTGTATTTTGCGGGAACTCCACCGCCATCAATCCGGCGCGTCGAAGGCTACTGAGAAACTGGTAAGGCTCTTACAGGTCCGACTTGGGCCTGAGCGGTAACAAGCCCGCGGCTCGCGCGCAAGCGCCACCTGCGGCAACATAAACGTCGAGGCTACTTGCCGTCAGGCACTCGCCCCGATCCTCTCTCACGAGGGGGTCGGGGCTTTTTTCATTTCCCCAGGGACCGCGCACAGTCGGCTCCTCCCGCCGCCGGGCCTTTGCTCGGGCGTGGCCCTGGGGAAAACAAAGGCTCCCCATGCAGATTCGCGCATACCTCGAAAACGTCCTGCGCCGGGCGCGCGTGCTCCCTGGGATATCCATCGCCGACCAGGACATTTCAAGCCTGTTCGGCATAGGCGGCAAGAGCGCGTCTGGTGTGGAAGTGTCGCCGGACACGGCGATTTCAGGCACGGCAGTTTGGTGCGCGATTCGGCTGCTTTCGGAACTGACGGCCATGCTGCCGCTGGTGCTGTTTCGGCGCAATGGAGAGGACGCCACGCCCGAGCGTGGGCATCCCCTGTATCGGTGCCTGCATGACACGCCCAACCCTGAAATGACCGCGATGGAGTTTCGGTCGCAGATGCTCGCGAGCGTGCTCCTGCATGGCAACGGCTTCGCGCAGATCATCCGAAACGGGGCCGGCCAGGTCATGGAACTCTGGCCGCTGAAGGCCGAGAGCGTGGCCGTCTGGCGCAATGCCGGCTTGGCCCTCGTTTATTCGGTCACGGTCAACGGCGTCACGACGGACCTCTCCGCGCTCAACGTGTGGCACCTCAAGGGGTTCTGCGCCTACGGCGTGCTTGGCCTCAGCCCGATTAAGGTTGCCAAGGACGCCATTGGGTTGGCGCTCGCCCATGCGACCTATGCGAGCAAGTTCTTCGCCAACGGTGCGCGGCCTAGCGGCGTGCTCGAACATCCCTCCTCGCTTGGATCTGACACGCTCAAGCGCAAGGCGGCTCTCGAAAACATCCGCAAAATGTGGAACGAGACCTATGGCGGCGTGGACAACGCGCACAAGGTTGCCATCCTCGAAGAGGGGATGAAGTACAACCCGATCAGTTTGACGCCGGCCGAGGCGCAACTGCTTGACGGCCGCACGTTTCAGTTGGGCGAAGTCGCGCGAATCTTCGGCATTCCGCCGCACATGCTGGCCGACCTTGCCAACGCCACGTTTTCCAACATCGAGCAGCAGGCCCTGGAATTCAAGACCATCGGCCTCGATCCGTGGTTCGCCCGCATCGAGCAGCGCGTCTATCTGCAACTCCTCAGCCACAAAGAGCAGGACGCGCTGTTCGTCAAGCACAACGCGAACGCCCTGCTGCGCGGCGATGTGACGGCCCGCGGCGCCTGGTATCGGTTCCTCTTGTCCAGCGGTGTGGCCTCGATCAACGAAGTGCGCCGGCTCGAGGACTGGAACGGAATCGAACACGGGGACGATCATCTTGTGCAGGTCAACATGACGCCCATCGAGATGCTTGAGGAAACGCTGAAGGCGAAGAGCGCGGTGGCCGCGGCACGTCCTGCGGCGTTGAACATGCCACCGGTGCCTGCGTCGGGCGACATGCCTATGGACGGAAACGGGGGAATGAGCGAATGAACCGAATAGACGTTCAAGAGGCGACGGGGGACGAGAAGAAGGGGGCCGCCATGCCGACCATCGAGAGACGCTATTTCGCCGGAGAGGTGCGCGCGTCGGCGCCCGATCGCTCCATCACCGGTTACGCGGCGGTCTTCAATCAGCGCACGGAACTCTTTCCGGGGATGTTTGAGGAGATCCTGCCGGGCGCATTCTCGGCGAGTTTGTCCGCGAACCCCGACGTGCGCGCGCTCTTCAACCACGACAGCAACCTGGTTCTGGGGCGCACAAAGTCGGGCACGCTGGCCATCAAGGAAGACGAGCACGGCCTGCAGTACAACGTCCTGACGGACCCGAAAACCAGCATCGGAAACGACGTGTTCGGCATGGTAACGCGCGGCGACGTGGACGGCAGTTCGTTCGCGTTCTACATCCGCGACGGCGGCGAGCAATTCACGGAGGTGCCCGGCGGAATGCTCCGGCGCGTCCTCTCCGCCGACGTGGTGGACGTGTCGCCGGTGACGTACCCGGCATACGAGGGCACAGAGGCGAGCGCGAAACTCGCCTTCCGCAACAAACCCGCAACGCAGGAAAGCGGGGACGCGCCTGGCGCGCCCAATCCTGCAAGAAATAGCCTCCGGCTGGCCCGGCAGGCGAATCTCGAACTGCAACAGAGGGTCAAAGGAGGCAGAGCATGAACGCAATCGAACTGCGGCAAAGGGCCGGGGAACTGACCGAGCAGGCGCGCTCGATCATGGACAAGGCCACGACGGAAAAGCGCGCCCTGAGCGCCGAGGAAAACGCCGAGGTGGACAAGATCCACGCCGACGTGCAGACGGCGCTGACCGACGCGGAGAAGACCGAGAGCGACAAGAGCGCGGCCACCGAACGCGCCGCACAGCAAGAGGCGCTGGAGAAGAAACTCGCGGCCCGCTCCGCCGAGCCGTCCCGCGAGGCCATCGCCAAGCCCGGCAGCCCTGACGCGGTGCTGGTCGAGAAGCGCCACAAGATGTTCATGACGCGCCTGCGCCTCGGCCTTGCGGGGCTGGACGCCGAACAGCGCGCCACGCTTCAGCAGGACAACGACATCGGCGGCGGGTTCTTTGCGGCGACGGAGCAATTCGTCAACAGCGTTCTGAAGAACGCCGACAACGTCCTGGCTATTCGCGGCCTGGCCACAGTGTTTCAGGTCACGCGTGGCACCACGCTCGGCGTTCCGACCCTGACCGGCGACGTGACGGCGTTTGCGTTCGGCGCCGCCGGCGAACTGACCGAGGCTGTCGAGAACGCGGGTATCGCGTTCGGCAAGCGCGAACTCAAGCCCCGTGACATTCGGGCCAACGTCATCAAGATCAGCCGCCCCTTGCTGGAGTCCAGCAAGATCGACATCCAGGCCTTCGTGACGGCTCGCGCGGGCTACGCGCTGGCAAACTGCCTGGGCGCCGCCTACATGACCGGCGACGGTGCGGCCGGCCCACTGGGCCTCTTTACGGCCAGCGCCGACGGCGTTACCACGGCGCAGGACGTGGTTTCGGGCAGCGCCACGGGCCTGACCGCGGACGGGCTCATAAATGCCATGCTGGCCGTTCCCGACGCCTACCAGAACACGAGCCGCTGGCTGGTGTCCCGCGAGTTCATCGGGAACGTCATGAAGCTCAAGGACGGCAACCAGCAGTACATCTGGCAGCCGGGCCTTCAGAACGGCACGCCGAACGTCCTGCTCGGCAAGCCGTACTCCATTGACTCACACGTCCCGCACGTCTTCACCAACGGCCTCTACGTCGGCATGTACGGCGATTTCAGCAACTACTGGATCGCCGACGCCACGAACCTCAACATCCAGCGGCTGGTCGAGACGTACGCCACCACGAACCAGATCGGCCTTCTGTTCCGCGACATGGCAGCCGACGGCATGCCGGTGCTGGCCGAGGCGTTCGCGCGCGTGAAGTGCTCGGTCTGACCGACGCGGTAACTCACAGCGGGGCTTGAGTCCCGCGGCAACCCGACGCCGGGCTTGGGCGACAAACCCAGGCCCGGCACGAGATAGGAGAAACGAACAATGAATCTGCTCAAGAACGTCAAGATCCGCCTGGTCAAAGGCTACCAGGGGGCAGGCACGTCGCCCTTCACCTCCGACGCGATCGACATGCAGGGGTTCGACGGCTGCCTGCTGATCGGCAAGTTCGGCACAGCCAACGCCGGGAACTACCTCAACGCCAAAGAGGACGATGCGGTCGGCCTCGGCACGTCGGCGGACCTGCTCGCCACGAAGATCGTCCCGAGCGCCAATGCCTGTCTCGCCGTGCTGGACATCTACAAGCCGTGCAAGCGTTACCTGGCCGCCTACGCGACCATCGGCTCAAGTTCGACGCTGGAGTTCATCATCGCGATTCAGTACAGCGCCGCGGTCCTGCCGACGCTTAACGATGTGACCGATGTGGTCATGAGCGAACTTCACATTTCGCCCATCGCCGGAACTGCGTGAGCCATTCCCGACAGCCCGCCTAGGGCATAGGGCCTCGGGCGGGCGCGTTGGGGTGAAGGAGTAAGAACCATGCGAGTGAAACTAAACCGACAAATCTCCGGCTCCTTCGGGACATTTCAGGCGGGCGCCGAAGTGGATCTTCTCGAAGAGCACGCCCGGCCTCTTGTGGCCGGCGGTTACGCCGAGGACCTCTTCGCACCGCCCATCGTCCATGAGGACGTGCCCGGCGAGCAACCGAAACTCGAAACGGAGACGGTCAAGACCGTCCCGAGGAAGGCAGTGAAACGATGAAGATTCGAATGAGAGACCATTTTGCGCTCGTCGTCATCGCGGCGCTCATTGGCGTTGCCGTGACGGTCTGGGCGCAGGACCCTGGCAGCAACTACAACGCCCAGGGGGGCAAGGCGACGGTGATCGGTGGGACGCTGACGGTGTCGAGCGGCGGGGCCGCCACCGTGGCGTCAGGGGGCAGTCTGACGGTTGCCAGCGGCGGAACAGCCTCTCTGGCGGGCACAACTACAGTCCCGTCGGGTGGGGCCGCAACGGTGGCCTCTGGCGGGTCGCTCACTGGCGCCTCTGGTTCGACAGTGGCCTTGGGCG